GCCGTACCCAGTGAAGTCCGGGAACTCACGCACCACCACCTTCCGACCATCCTCGTAGACCAGCATCCACAGGCAGTACCAGTTCCTAGAGCCAGCCGGGTCGCAGACCATGTACAAGGTCCCACCATCCGGAATCTTGCTTCTAGGTATGCAGTGAGTCTCAGGCCGGAACCTAGCAAACGCCTTGCCGATGTTGTCACTCGCCCAGCCGTAGGCACGCGTCAGGATCTGCCCCATCGGCGCACCCACCAGCTTGGACTTCATCTCGTCCCAAGGGTTGTATGGGTTGTCCTCAGAAAAGAAGAACACCGTGGACCGATTCTGCTTCTCCAGCCTCATCACCCTAGGTGCCTTCCCTACTGGCCAAGTGGGCAATCCCTGCTTCCCAGTCAGCATCTGACCACCGCCCCCCTCGACAATCGCAGCCCCGCCAGTGAACTCCTTGTAGACTGACGCCACACCCTCCAGCGGCGTCTGCGTCACCAGCAGCTTACCACGTCGTGTAACCAACCGATACCGCAGCGTGTCCACCCAGCTCTGCGGCACCAACTCGTCGCACCAGATCAAGTCCGCCTCCCGACCCTCGATCGTGTTCTCCGACTGCGTGTAGTTCAAAAAGTCACAGCGGGAGCCGTTAGGCAGGATAAAGCTGCCATCCGTGAAGCCGTTCTTCCGGCTGTAGTTCAGATAGTGGATCTTGCCCTTCTTCGTCGCTCGCAGACTCACCGGCAGATAGTTGTAGATCGCTGGCTGCTGCACCGTGACTGAGGTCGCATTCGAGGTATGACAGCACAAGACGTTGACGTTCTCCTTCGACAACAAGGTCTCCACCACTCGCCTGGCCGCCCACAACGTCTTGCCAGCCCGGTTGCCGCCAGAGATCAGCAGCTCCGAACACTCAGCCCACACCTTGTTGGCCAGCTCCCAGTGGTCCGGCACGAAACCGTAGGTGAAGGGATCCGCCTTCTCCAGGAGCACCAACTGAGTCCGCTTGTCCCGTAACTCCAACGCCTTCGGATGGTCCGCTCGAACCTTCGGAATCACCGGATGCTGCGGCTGCTCGTTCCACCACCTCGTGTTGCATGCCTCCTGGCAGAACCTTCCATTCTCACGGTCCGGGGTAAACGACTTGGAGCAGACCAGACACTGACGAGCAGAGAAGCGGGACTGACGAAGAGGCGTGTTTGCAGGATTTTTTTGGTTTGGGGAATGCGTCGACTTCCGACCGACCGCCGCTCTGCCGACCCCCTCCCCCCCGTCCTGGCCATTAGCTGCACTCAAATCGTTCATAAGTTCAGCTAAAGTGAATATAACCGTTAATGTGCAAATTCGTCACGAGGCGTCCGGCATGACTTCTTCGTTCGTTTCGACCTCGATGGCATCAGACTTGCTTCCGCCCTTCAACTCTTTCATCAGGTCTCGATGGGTCGTCGTTACCGTTAAAGAAGCGTGAATTGAGGTCGGTTGGCCCTTCATAATCCCCAGCTTGTCGGTCAAGATTGCCACCGAGATGGGTACTGTGCGACTATCAATCTCGTCCATTCCAGTCTGTGCGAGGCGTTTGGTGCCCTTCCAAATCGCGACCTCCATGAATGAGATTACGTCGTTCTTCCAACCGTCTTCGGTCTCTGGGTAGTCCTGGGGGACTTTGACACCGCGGATGAGTTTGTAGGCGGTGGCGTTGGTGAGTCCTGTGTCGGCTGCGATGGTGGCGAGTGACTTGTTGGTGAGCACGCCTTCGACGACAGCATCGGCCCGTTCCTGGGTGAGTTTGTCGTTGTGGTGTTGGTCTGGGTGGTGTGTGAGTTGGTAGCCGTGTTCGTTGGCCAGAGCTTTGACTTTGTCTCTGAGAGCTGGTGGGCAGCGTGGATCGTCTCTGAGAGCCCAGGAGACCATGTTGCGGTCGGTGCCAGCGAGTGTGGCCAGTTTGGCCTGGGAGACGGCTTTGGCTGGGCGTGCCATGCGTCGGTCGGGTTTTAGAGTTTGAAGTTGAAGTCGCCCCAGTGTTGGAGGGGTGTGTCTGGGGTATAGGCGAGCTGCGGGACGTCCATGAGTGCGAGTCTGGCGGATGCGGCATAATCTTCGGACAGGTATTCTTTGCCTTTGCCGGTCTCCATGACAAATGGCATCCAGAGGGTGGGGAACCTGTCGACCATCTGATCCTGGCACCATTCGATGCGGTAGGGGTGAGGTGTGACGTCCTGCTCGAGGATTTGGAGGGCTTGTTGGAGTGCGGGTTTGGGGATGGCTACGGCGCCGGATGCGAAGAAGGTGATGGGTGTGAGGCTTGGGTTGTCCTCGAGGGGTTGGGCGTCGGGTTTGGGGCGGTGAGCTGGTCTGGGTGGGAGTGAACGGCAGGAGTAGGGGATGCAGACTGCGGCCTGGTGCAGGTGCGAGAGGTTTGCAATAGCCAAGAGGTCTTTGGTATCGAACTGGATGTCGTGATCGAGTTGGATCCAGACGTCTTTGTCGTCGAGGAGGAAGAACTGAGTGGCCCGGCAGCGTGACCTAGAGATGAGGGCGTCTTCGCGGATGGTCCGGAGGCTGGCAGGTCGTTTTGAGGTGGAGAGGTGGCTGGAGAGGTCGATCCAGGAGTGGAGGACTGAGGATTTGAGATCACCGTAGGCGTAGGCGGTGATGTGGAGCGAGGGCTCTGGCGTTCCACCTTCGATGGTGGTGGGGTCGAGGATCTCGATGGACTTGATGGGCGAAGCCATTGGACCTGAGCTGGGCGGCCTAACGGACCAAGGTCAAGCCTAGACTATAGAATTTTGCAGAAACGAGTAGAAGTGATGAGTGATGTGGTGGGAAAGAAGTCGAGAACGATCGAACTGGTGGATCGGGTTGACGGTTTGCGGCCCGGCAGGGCTGCGTAGTCCGTAGATGTCGGTTGGTCGACCAGGAACGGAGCGACCCGAGCGGGGCCCCCAAAGGCCCACAAGCGAGACAGAGGGAGCGACCGGCGGAGCAAGCACAGCGCGGCGCAGCCCAGGCGGAGGAACAACGTGACGTAGCCACCTGTCGTGCCTGGGGTACGCGAGGAGGGCGCCAGCCAGGATGGTCGTCGATAGACACACCTCACCTTTGTCGGTGAGATTCTTGAAGCTCTGCTTCGCGTTCTCTGGACGTCGCTGCGAAGGCTCTACTGGCCAGCGCTCCTAGGAACGCCACGTTGCTGTGCAACGGTTCCGGCTGTGCCGGATTTTAAACACCCTACGTGCCAAAAAATCAAGCCTTTTCTTTCGGCTCGAACGCAACACTCACGACGTCAGGTAGTTGCAGAAGCACTTTTCTGAGGTGCTCCGGACGATCCGACCAGCATGCTGCGCTCAGTGTGAGCTGTTTGAGGGGGCTGGGGATGGTCCGCTGAGTCTTGCCCTGGCGTTTGCCCGGGGAGGTCGTGGATGGCTTCTGATTCCTGAGCTCGACGATCAGGACGTAGCGGCAGAGTGGGATGCGGACCTTCACTGCGCCAGGAGGCCGAGGATGAGCCCTAGGGTGGTCAGCGTCAGGCCCGGGAGCAGACCTGCCCAGACGACGAAGTCCCGGACGCCGGGCTGGAGCCGAGCGCAGGTGAGCAGGTAGGTGGCTGAGATGAGGAGCCCGACACCGGCGCCGGTGAACACGCGGAGAGCTGGAAGGAAGTCAGAGTGGATCATGGGAGTGGTCAGAGCAGGTTTCCGGAAAGTTCCCCGTCGTTGAGCTGGTCGAGTCGATCGAGCTTGGCCTGGACTGAGGCGGCTACACGTTCCTCGACGGTGCCCTCGGCGTAGATGATGCGTTGCAGGCTCTTGGTCTTGCCTCCAGCGCGGTGGACGCGGCCCAGGGTCTGGCGCAGGTCGATTCCGGACCAGGTTGGGCTGATCAGGGCGATCCGAGCGTGTTTGCCGTTGAGATCGTGGAGGCTGACACCGACACCACCGGCCTGGATGTTGGCGATGATGACCCGGGCGCGATCAGATTGGAACGCCTCGATGGCAGCCTGGCGCTCTTCGGAGGTCTGACCACCCTGGATGATGGAGACTGGGAACTCGGCGCCGAACTTGTTCTGGATGGCCTCCTGGAGCGTGGCGATGGAGTCCTGGAAGTTCAGGAACACGGCGACAGACAGGCCCGACTCGACCGAGTCCTCGACCATGTCTGCCAGGAGGGGGATCTTGCTGGCCTCGGAGATCTGTCGGGCGCGGAGCATGAGGGTCAGATGATGGCTCGGATCAGTGGCTTCCTTGGCCCGGACGCGTTCCACGGCTTCTTCAGCGAGGCGGTAGGCTTCATTGAGCTTCTCGGTGTTGCCGTTGAGGGAGACGAGCTGGGTGTTGATCTGAGTCTCGGGGAAGGCATCGCCCAGGTCAGCGACACGGATCCGGGTGCCCTTCGCGGGGTAGATCGACTGATGAATGGAACGCAGAGCAGCCTCGGAGTGTCCGAACTTGATGCCGCCGAACCGACCTTGCGAGCAGCCGTTGCGGAGGCACCAGGCCCAGTGTTCCGACGGGGAGCCGAAGAGCTCGAGGAGATAGCCCATTGCCTTCATCTCGGTGGGGTCAGTGGCTGCGGTGGCACTGAGGGCCAGTGTCGGGATCTCCTGACGTTTGGCGGCGATGAGGAGCTTGGAGTTGAGACTGGTCTGCGCCTTGCAACGATGGACCTCGTCGAAGATCAGAGCAGTGCAGCCTAGGGCGTCCAGGTCCCAGGAGAACGACGTGCGACCGCGGAGGTCGGTGTGCTGTTTGCAGAAGGGGAGGCTGCCGCGGCGCACGAGTTCATAGTTCACGGCCTCAATCTCCAAGCCGAAGTGTTTGGCAGCCTTCTTCCAACTGGGGATCACCGACTTGGGGCAGACGACTAGGGGCTTGAGTCCGAGTTCCCGGCAGGCGGCCAGGGCGGAGTAGGTTTTGCCGGTTCCGACATCGGAGGCATCGAGGACAGCACCGCGGGCACGTACCGAGGCGACGATGCGTTGGACTGACGGCACCTGGTATGGCAGCAGGCCAGCGGTGTTGATGGAAGGCAAGGTCTCCGGCGCCGGGGAAGGATGGACGGTCGGGGAGGGCTCAGGCTTGGTGCCACCGGGGTCCTGCCAGAGGGTGACGGTCCACTGATCCCGGAACATGGAGACGCCATACCCGAGACGCTTGGCCTCGTCCTTGGAGCGGCGCCAGACTGCCCAGAACGCATGCCCTTCGGGGACGACTGCGGAGGTGACGATCTTGGGGCCGGTCTTGGTCTTCACCAGGCGAGGCTTGTCCCACACCAGAGTCTTGAGGACGTCATGGATCGACTCAGCAGGCTCCGGGGCGGTGATGGCGTCGTCCTTGGTCCACTGCGGAATCTCGAGGTCGACGAGCTGGGTGTTCCGGTACGTGCTGCAGATCTTCCAGGCGAGGTTGAGCTGGGCAGGCGACCACCGACCGATCTGCTGGGCGAGCGACCGTCCGACTTGGGTGTGTATCTTGGACCAGCCGACTTCGTTTTCCTTCAGGGCGCCGTCGGAATTGAGACTGGTCAGCCTTCGACAGGCGTTCTCGAGCTTTTCTTGGAGGTTCATGGCTTGTGGGATGCAAAAAATGCAGGAGATGTCCACCCCTCAGAAGTCGAGGCCGCTGATAGAACGGACGTTTTTCTTCCAATTCCGGTTCCCGCGGGGATCTGCCGACGGAGGGCAGTAGCGATCGGCGAGGAAGTCGAGGTACTCACCTGGGCGCCCAGCGCGGATCCAGCGGTTATGGTTGTTGCGGATGGTGTTGATGCAGATCCGTCGAGCTTCGTCGGTAGAGGAGACCTTGATGCTGAGGATACCGTAGGGTGCCTTGGCCCTGGCGCCGCCTTCGACGCGGTAGATCGCATCGGCCAGACGGTTGACGGTGGTGGATGAGAGACCAGCTCCGAGAGCAGAACTTGCGGTCAGGATGATGGCTGCGGTGAGTGCGTTGATGTTCATGGTGCGTTAGTGCGTTGCGTTGCGTTAGTTGCGCGTTGGCCAGTCGCGCCCCTGGTGTTGTGAGTGTCAGGCGGTTTTGGTTGCGAGGATGAACGATCCGCAGCAGTTGTAGACTAGGATGCCGTCGAATTGCCCCTTGGCGTATTTTTCAAAGCGGTCTCCGCCAACGAAAAACGCACCGCAAACTCCGAGGTTCCTTCGGCTAAACTCAGTCTTGATCGCCTTGGAAAACTCGGTCTCGCCAGTAGAGCAAACCATGTCCTGAGTGCCGTCAAACCGATCCGCGGTCAAGATGTGGAGAGAATCTCCAGCCTTTTTGATGAAGGACTTAACCGTCGCCAGCGTGATCTTCTTGGTGGTGTTCATGTTCTTTGTTCGTTACGCGGAACAGTGAACCACACCCAGAACACGACGTCTACTTTTTTCTACTATTTTTTGCAGGAGGCTTGATGGCCCTGCGGAGTCGCTTGGTGTTCGCCTCCATGTTCTCTAGTTCCTGCCGGTACGCTGGGTCGGTCAGGCCGCGTCTCCTCAACCAGTCCTTATACTTTGCGTTGACGTACTCCTGTGATAGGCGCGGCTCCTCGAACGGTGTCTCTGCGATCGTGTACTGTGCTCTGTTTGGCGTCATGGGATGTAGGTGTAGATCTTGTGCTGCATGCCGCTTTCGCTGGGCTCCTTGACGCTCAAAAGTGGCTTGCATTCAGTCCAGTGTGCCTTGGCCTGCTCCTTGGTCAGCCGGTATCTGGAGCTGATGTCCGACACCATTGCGATGTAGGAGTTCCAGCCGCTGATGCTGTTGAGGTACTCGTCTCGGTTCCATTCTTTCACTTCGTCGTCCTTTCGTTTTCCACTGCCGCCAAACTTCACGGTCATCTTGGGTTCATCCTTCTCCTCCTTCGGTTCGGGCGCCGGGCATGCGATCCATGTCTGATGTGTGTCGCCGCGCCTGACCCAGATTGCTTCCGATATCTTCCCCTCATGGTCCACTGCTTCTGCCCTGGAGCCGCGTTTGAGGAGTCGGAGTCGATACTGACCCTCATCCGGCGACTCGAGGTAGATGACTGCCCTAGCCCAGTTGACCAGCTCAGAAGAACCACTCGCCAGGTACTGCAGGTCGGTTGAGTTGCGTTTGTCGTTCGCGCCTGGCTTTCGGATGTGGTGGACCACCATGAGCACGATGCCGGTAGCCTCGAGGAGCGGTCCCAGCCAGTTGCGTAGGAACTCTGAGGCCACGCGTTGTTCGCCAAGGTCGTCTCCGATGTAGGACAACAAGGGATCGACCCAGACCATGTCGGGCTTGTGCCGGTCGATGAGCGTCTGCAGTCGGTCCACGAACTGTCGGCCTGTGTGTACGGTATCGCGGACGAACACGACATTCTCCTGGAGCATCCGGGCCCTGTCCGGGTCAGGTGGGAGGTGGGCCTGGACGGCGCCACGGAACTGTTCAGCGAGGTCACCGATGTCGTTCTCGGCCTGGACGATGAGTTGCTTGAGTGGGCGCTTGGGTTTGATGCCGAATGGCGCACGACCAACTGCCCAGAGCACGACCAACTGCATGGTCAGCGTGGACTTCCCGATCCCGGATGCACCGACCAGAAGGCATGAGTGGCCCTTGCACAACCAACGTCGTCCGATGAGCTCGTTGGGATCCGCGGTGGGATCGAAGTCCATCAAGTCCTTGATCCTGTACTCGGACGTGCCGATGTCGGAGTTCCGTGCCATCCACTCGGTCCAGTTCCGGGCGCCGATGCGGAGTGCTAGCAGGTGCTGAAACCCCTGGCCACGTCGCATGCCGGGGAGTCGGGCGAACCTCGACGGGTTCTTGTTCTTGGGGTCTGGCCCGTAGCTTTCGAGGACCTTCAGGAGCTCCGAGACTCGTGCAGCATACTCGACACGGTCCCTGGCATCGACCTTCACCCAGGCATGCAGGCTCTTCCCACCGGAGTGGACCACTGCTGTCGCTGGGATGTTGGACTCAACGATGACCTTCCATTGTTGCTCGATCGGGATGCCATCGAACTCCAGGAGTGCGTGTCGGTAGACTGTGACATCGTTGTCAGTGCTTCCCCCGACCTTGAGCGGGTTGATCCTGATGTAGGCCCCCGGGTTGTCGGTGGATGTCCAGATTCGGTTGGGATCGCCTTCGACACCGTCGAGCTTTCCGAGCCAGTGGCTCCTCTCCATGACGCACCCGGATCCGGCGGGAACGGTTCGTCCTTCGTCGTTGACCAGCGCCTCCGAGATCGAGATCCACTCGCCATCATCGAATGCTGCCAGAAGGAGTTTTCGACAGCCGTCTGGTATTGGATCTGGGAGTGCTCCCTTTGGTGTCGGAGCGTCAGACTGGATGATGGTCCGCGTCAGTGGTGATGGGAACCTGGAGAGCGGGATGACTTCGTGTTGTCCATCCTCGAGCATGTGTCCCTTGGGACGCTCGTATTTATCGGCGTTGGCCAGTGCCTGCTCGACCTTGTGATTGAGTTCACGAGCTGACCAGGGAGGACTGCAGGTGCGGTTCCAATCGTTTAGGAGTCCGAGGACCTGGTTGGCGCCGAGTCCGAAACCGTGCATGAGAGTGTTGACGACATAGTAGGTGTGGCCGTGTCCGTTAGAACCGGAGATGGCACCTGGCACTGCGTCGAGCCAGCGTCGAGCGCGTTCGAGTGCGGTCATTGCTCATTCTCCAAGCGAGACGTTGGATTTCTTGAGTTCTTCTTTGACGAGTTTCACAACTGCATCTCCACCTTCCATCATTGAGATGTCGCGAGTATCACCGATGTGGAGTGCAACCGCTTTGATCGCTGAGAAGATTATCGACAGGGCCATTCTCTCGCGGTCGGTTGGTTTGTTTTCATCAGCCATCGCACCAATGGCAATGTTGTGGTTCTTGTGTTCGTTTATCAGAATCGTGTACTTGATCATGTTGGTTAGCTTGCCGGTCTCTCCCGGCTGTCACGTCTGTTGTCGCTGACGTCCGCGTTTCATCCCTTCAATGCCACGACCACTCAGCCGTGGAAAAACAACCTGCCGGGAACCAAGTCCATGAACCAACAGGTCCACTCAGGAGGGAGATGTACCCCCGGCAGGTTCACCGCCACTCAGCGGCTAAAGTCACTCACGATTTGGCCTCCTTGGCTGCGGTCCATTCATCAGCAAGTTGTTTGCAAAAGTCTCTCGTATAAACCAAGTCATCTCGGCCCATAAACTCAGCCATCTTATCTCCAGCCTCCTCCAGCCGCTTGATGCGGTCGGCCAGATCCAACGCATGCAGGTTCGCCTTCCGGAACATCTCTCGAAGCTGCCCGTTCTCAATCTCCAAACACGTCATCGAGCGCGCCCACTGAGGCCGGAACGACTCGCAGTAGGACGAGCCGCAGCGATAGCCTTGGATCCCGTTCTGGTTGCGATCCGCAGGCAGGCCGCAGTGGGGGCATTGCTGCTTGTCGTAGAGCCCTGCCTCCTGGACCTGACGAGTGATCTCACTGATGGAACTCATGGTTTGTCCTCCTTCAATGGTTTGAACTTCGCGTGGAATTCCTCAGCACGACGGACGAATACCTTGCCGCCCCTGGAGTAGACCACTGCCTTGTGTTTAACTTCTCCGAGCCTGAACTCGGCCTCTGAACTGAGCATCACGACGATGACGTTCGGGTTTTTGACGCACTGATATTTCATCGCTCACCTCCCATCGCGTGATGTGCGATCAGCAGTGCATCCGCGGTCTTTAGAGTGATGCCGTCGACGTTTGGGTAGAGCTCTTCGGCCTTGGCCTTGAGCTTGCGTTTCCATTCCGCAGGACTGGCGCACGAGCGTTTTCCTCCGAGTCCTAGCGGATTCTGCCAGGCTGTAGGTGGAACGCGATGCAATGAATATCCTAGCGCCAGGGCGATGCCTTCGATGCGGCCTACATTCTGGAACAGGACTGCGACTGTTGAGCCTGGGATATTGCGTCCAGTGAACTTCGGGACCTCTTCGATCCAGAGCTGGGCATCCTTGTACCGGATGTCGACCAGGAGCTGATGCAGTCCAGGCAATGAGTCCGGCATTGCGTACAGTGTGATGGCACCCGACGGGTCGACGCAGGCGATTCCACCTGAGACTCCGGGATCCACTCCGACGACGTTGTATCGATTTCGCATGATGATGTGATGAGATGAAAGTGGGCCGTTCTACGCGGTTCCGGCCCGGGTTTGTAACCTAACCAGAGAAATGAAATCCCCGCCGCAATTACCCTAGTAGATCAGTTCACGGTTCTTCGTCTGCCAGGAAGTCGTCGACCTTGCCGACCCCGACCTTATAGCCCGAGATGCGGTTCACCCACATCTTCGATCCGCTCTTGGTGGTGACCTCCTCTTTGATGACGCTGACGATGCAGCTCCGACCGATGACGTTCTCTGCGTCGATCGTGATGTTGTCCCCGGGACGCCCGTAGCCGGTGGCCTCGGCGAACTTGCTGATCTTCCAGTTCATCGAAGGCACCCACAGGAGGTTGTCCCGGACCGTGTTCTGTTCAGCGACTCGCCACCAGACTTCAATTTTCTCGGCTCCGTTGTGTTTGCCCGACTGTTGCAGACCGGCTGCTGCCTTGGTGATCCTGGCCGGGTAGTCACCGGGCTCTAGGACGATGTTGTCTTCACTCTTCTGGATGATGATGGATGGCATGGTTACTTGATTTTGCTGAGGTACTTGACCGCGGGTTTGGTTTCGACGAGTCCCAGCAGGCGGTCGTTGACTGCTTGGTTCGCTGCTTTCTTGGTGAGTCCGTTGGTGGTGAGCTCCTCAACGAGCTTGGTGATGGAAACCTTGCAGGCCCGAAGGAATACCTCCGGTGGCATCTGCAGGCGCTCGAACGCGACGTTGATGTTCTCAGGTGCGATCTCCCGGGCGCCGGACCGTTCCTTGATCTCGTAGCCTGGAATGCGGATCCCGGACAGAGCCAGGTCACGCGCCTTGGACTTGATCGAGTCGGCCCACTCCTCAGCGACCTTGGCGAGGTTCAGTGCAGCAGCGACCTGATCGACAGAGGCCAGGTGGAAGTCCTCTAGGCGGACCATCTCATACGAGTCACCGATCTTGCTGACGTGCCCGACAATGACCGGGCAGGTGGTCTGATGTTTGCACCAGCCGCAGTACTCGGAAGCACGACAGGGAGTGTCCGGATTCGCGACAGCGTCCAGGACCGGGTAGACCAGTGCCTCGGCCTCAGCCATCGAGATCGGATACCGCTGCACGCGCTGAGTCTCTCCGAAGAGCACGTGGACTGTGATGGAGTCGTACCCGAAGGTCTGCATAACGCCCAGGGCATACGCCGCCATCTGTTGACTGTAGTTCCGCTCGACCCACTTCAGATCGAACAGATGACGACCGCCAATAGCATCAGCAGTCCCGCGCAGCACAACAACGCCGCCACGCTTAATTTCAACAGCCTGTTCCGAGAGTATTGTTCCGGTGGCATTGGTCTTGATGTAATCGGCAGCCCACTGGACGGCCTGCTGTTCATGCTCCGGCAACAGGTCGAAGACAGAGCGTTTCCCGGCTAGGAGTTCCTCGAGGGCTGTGTGTCGATCGTTACCGGCTTCCGTAATGGCAGTCGAGCCTGCTGACTCCCACCTTGGCGACTTGGCCTGGGCAGGCAGGCTGGATGGACGCGTGACGAAACTCACTTGACGCCCTCCTCAGCCGGAATCTCCGGGGTCGAGTTGACGTCATCGAGCACCGCTCGGATGAACGCCTCGGGTTTGGCCAGGATTTTCGCGCACCGCTGGCTGGAGAGGTCCTTGATGGTCTGCTCCGCGGTGATCCACTTCTTGCCGAACAGGAATGTCTCAGCCGCCTGCACCAACTGACGTTCCTCGACGAGCTTCAGGACAGCCTCCTGGGGAGTCAGGGTCGGAACGTCCTCGACGATCTCAGCCTGAGCGACAGAGACCTCTACGGGAGAAGCCTGAGCGACTGGCGAAACGGCACCAATGACGACCTGGGCAGGCTGCGGACGCTGGATGTCCTCAATCTCCTCCGGGGTGTACGTGCCAGTGACGACTTCCGGCGCCAACATCCGGACAGCCTTGCTGATCAGACGAGCCCTCAGCATCTCAGCCGGGAACTTAGCCCATCCGGATCCGGGACGAGCGGGGAGGAGACCAGCACGCCGGGCGTCGTCCGAGGTGTACGCGATCTCCACGTTGTTGCCGTCGTAGGCCCACTTGGCTTTGGCGCCCTGGTCGTCGAACTGAAGCCACTGAACCTTGCCCCCGCGTTCACGGTAGAGCGCCAGCATTGCGTCAGCTCGGAGGCTCAACTTCCCACCGATGATGTGGTAGTGCTTCGCAAGCTCGAGGGGCGCCTTGCGTTCCACCAGGCACTGCATCGCGAGGATGGCACCCTGCTCGACGCGTTCGCATCCGAACATTCCGGACTTGGCAATCCACTCCCCGAGCTGAGTCGCCGCGGTCATGGGGTCGTTCACCTTGTCGTAGGTGCTGACGGGCACGAGTGCCACCGATTGGTTACTGTTCATGGTTTCTTCTGGTTACCTTGTTGCACTGCCTCATGGATGAGCGTCGAGACGTAGTGTCCGAGCTTGATACCTCGTTCCCGGCAGTATTGAACGAGGAGAGTGTGAGTGATCAGATCGATCTGGACCGTTGCAGTCCGTTGCTTCGCCTTTGCCGCCATGAACAGATACTGGCCTGCAAAAAATTACAGAGTCAAGCAGAATTCTACTACTCGGGCTTGAGCCGATTCAGTCGTGTGATTTCGACGGCGCCGTACTGTTCGGGAATGCCTGCGAAGTCCGTTGCAATTCCGAGTCCATCGGTGGCCTGTGCTCTTTCGACTTGGTAGCGGATCTGGTAGCTGGTGGTCTTGCGAGGTCGGACGATCGCATTGATGTCGAGCACACCCATGACGTTGGAGGCAAAATACCCGTTCAGGCCGTACGCTTCAGCGATCTGATCCGTTCCATTCCACAACGCGAGCCTGGTCGACTGTGTGTGGTGGAAGGTGAAGACGGCTTTGATTTTGTAGATGCCGGGTTCGAGCGTGATGGTGTTACCCGCCAGCCTCTCGACGGTCTCGCCCTCGTCCCAGGTGACCTCGTTGATCGGTCTCGGTGTCCAGTCCACGACTGTCTGATCCGCAGTGTACGACGTCTGGTCGGCGGTGATCGTCGTCATGTCCGCCGTGATCGCCATCGTGGCTGATCCGCCGTCCTCCCCTGTGGGGAGCTCCATGTTGAGGATGGCGTTGCGAACCAAGAGCCCATCGACGTCGGCCCTGAGTTTGTTGAGCAACGCGTTCGACGTCTTTGGATCGTAGGCCATTGGTCAGCGGAGTTTGCGTTGAATCATGCGCTGCGCCTCGTCGTTGCTCGAAGCGATGCCTAGCAGACCACCTGTCGGGCTGTATACGCGGACTCGTCCCTTGGTCTTCCCGGGCAGAACACGAAATCCGGACATCGAGAATGCTCCAGGAACCGAAGCATCCGGCATCAGCCTGGCGCCTGCTATCTCTGGCGACTGGGGCTGTCCCTGCTTTGACTCTGCGATGCGCTGCTTGGCCTCCTGCTGCAGCCTGACTGCTGTATCATAGTCAACGGCTGGAACTTTAGCTTTCACCTCGGAGTAGTTCTTTCCAGTGATCTGGGGGGCTCCAGATGTACCAGAAGGATCATTCACCATCAGCACAACGTCGGGTTCGCCTGCCAGATCATAGCGCCATCCAGGAGGAGCATATTCTCGGTTGAATGGGACACGAGCTACAGGACGAAAACCGAGATTCCCGTACAGGTTAGGAAGGAACCCGTTTACGTCGAATGCATCGAGGGTTTGCGATTTGCTAGCAGCCTCAACCAATAGCGGCTTGATGTCTGAGGTCGACTCTGGGTGTTTGAACACTGAGACCAGATCGCCGTAGTCGGTGACAGCTACACCTGCCAAGCCATCCTCTGACAAGAAGAGCTGAGTTCCAGGGGTTGTGTAGAACTCGTTGCCCTTGTCATCTACTGCAAAACCAAACGGATGCTCTGCTTTGGTTCGCCTTATTGCATCCGCAAACTCTGTCCCACGGGTTGCAGGGTCAACGCCGAACCGGCTGCTCGGTACACGTCGGCCAGCGTCTTCCTGGGAGCGTTCTGCTGGGAGGTATCGAGCGGACTCTGGTCCCGAAGGTCTTCCTGGACCCCCGCCTTCATAAGTCCTGAGATCTGGCGCACCAGGTCCTCCATAGCTGGCTCCGGGACGTTGCGATATTTGAGGGCGCTCCTGACCTTTGACTGAGAAGACATCGAATGCTCCTTTGGTGTACTTTTCTGTCCGCTTTTCTGTTTCAGCGAACTTTTTGGCAAATTCCGGATCTCCGTAAAGGTTTTCCGTCAGAAACTTCGCGGTCGCATCGAGACTCGAGTGACCAACCGGCTCGTTCTTGATGATGTTCCAGGTCAGCCAATGAATGTCGAATGGCTGCGGATCACGGCCAAGCATTTCGCGCAACCACGGACTTTCCGAGGCGATTTTGCTCATCCCGTTCTCGATCAACGAATAGGCGGTTTCGGCCACGGTCTCGTTGTTGAGCATCCCTCCGATGACCTTGTAGGCGCCAGTGGTGTCTTCTGGAACGCCATTCTTGTCGTATGCAAAAACATCTCCAGATCCTCCAGCAGACTTTCTTGCCGCCACCGCTTTCTCGAGATGCGGGAACCATAGATTGACGACCTGCCAACGGTCACCGACGAAGACGTCATTCCTCGCCAGGGTAGCTATCACGAAGGACAGCACCTTGTGTTTGATGCCAGCACCTCCGAACCCTTGCTCGTTGAACTTCCTCCGCATCTGAGGTCCGCTGAGGTTCGGGTCGTTGATGATGTCTGTCAGCTCGTTCCATCGCCCGTTCCACCTCGAGAGCATCTCATGGAATGCATTGGCGTTCTGGATTGCATTGCGTCCCACCTTGACGTCTGGGAATTCGGACATCTTGGCATCGACGATCGCCTTCCACTCATCCTTGGACGACTTGTATCGACCAGCCACAGATTCCTCGATCAGTCGGTTAACCTTGGGATCACTGGTCAATCTAGCCCAACCGGCTTCCTGATTGTAGGGATCGAGCATCCGAGACAGCAGTCCCCAGAACATATGGAGTGCCACCATCTTCGGATGGATCATTCCTGCGCGAGCCATCTCGTGAATGGGCTGCAATGCGTTGAGACCTCCAACGGCTGACTTGACCAGCTCTGGATTCCTTTGCAGGCCATCCATGATGAACGTCTTGAAGGCATCGTTGTTCTTTGCCCACTCAGCCAGACGCAAAGGAGCAGGCGGAACTGATGCCCTGGATCCATTCATCGACCTGGAAAACGCTCTGATCCATCCATCGGAATCCAGTCCCAAGGTCGGGCTGTACTTGACCAGTTCAAGAGCTGCATCAACCGCATCAAACATCGACCTGAATTGCTGGGCGTTGTTGGGGTTCAGGACAATCTTGGGAACTGTTTTGTCTCGATTTTTTCCGGTCAACTCGGTGACTGCAAACTGCCCTTTTATTGTAGGCTGACTGATTGAGACTGTGGATCTTAAGACACCAGCCTTGTCCTGCAGTTCTTTTTGGATGGCCTTCTTGGCCTTGTCTCTGGCTTCTGTGAATGAAAACGCAGAAACAGTCTCAGTTGCAGTTACCTCCTTGGATGGTTTCCCTGGTCTTTGGACCTTGTAGGTGTAGTCGAACTGATACAGCGAGTTGACAGCACGCTGGCCCTTGATTGTTCTGATGGCTTGAGTCGACGGCTGCGTAGGATCTGCTTCGGAAGCAGCCTTGAACTGAGCAGTTACATCCCCCTCTTTCCCGCTTTCTTCTTGGCCTTTCGTGCTACTGACAGGGCGATCGCCACCGCCTGCTTCTGCGGCTTGCCTGCCTTCATCTCCCTCGAGACGTTGCTGCTGATCGATTTCCGACTGTAGCCTTGTTTGAGTGGCATCTGCTTTCCTTTCTGCTTCGAGTTGTGTGTCGTAGATCCCGATCAGTTTCCCGTCGGGTGCGTAGAGTCTGTTCTTGTCCTTGGAGACAATCCGGTATCCTTCCTCGCTTCCTGTGACTTTTGTATCTCCGACGTTCTCGCCGGGCATCCAACGCATCTTTGAGAACTTGATTGCCTCCTCGGAAATCCTGGCTCGGAAGTTCCTTGGGCTCACTGCGCCCATGCGGTCCAGTCGGAAATCACGCACGAACTTGCGACCGTCCTTCTCCATCTCGTTGACCAGGTCCCCCATGAACTTGGCCTTCGCGTCTGAATCGAGAGCGACTGCGCTGGGTTGACGACGAGGCGAGTCGAGGTTCGTGAAATACTTCGCCAGGTCCGACATGAACCCGTCCATGTTCTCCCAGATGCCAGCGACCGATCCGTCCTTGCGAACGTAGCCCTCGACAGCACGTCGAACCTTCGTCAGGTCGATGGCCTTAATGACCGGGTTGTCAGCCTTCGAGAAGTAGAACGCGTACGGAAGCAGTTCACGCTGAGTCATCCGGATGCCGCTCGAGTACTTCGATGTGTGCTTTCCGGTGATCTTGTTCTTCACCCGACGCGTTGCTGCGTTGTAGTCGATGAAGATCGAGTTGCCGTTGTTGATGGACGCAGCGACCGCCCGGATCTTGTCCTTCATCCGAGACGACACCTGCTGACTCTGCTCGATGGCCGAGAGCTGCTCAGGCGAGAATCGTCCCTGGATCACACCGTCGACCAGTCGAGCCCCCGGGCGTGTCAGAAGGATGTCCTGGACCGCCTGATTGTCTCGCCACTCGCGTGCGTTGATCTCTTCGTCAGTCAGCCAGCGTGTTGTGCCGTCCGGGTTCTGCTCCGCGATGCCGAAGTCCTGGGCGACCTTTGCGGCGATCGGATTTCCCATGTCGCTTGGCTTGATGGCTCCGGTGAGCTCCGAGTCTGCAGCCAGGATCCTCTCGTCGAGCTTGCGTCGGGCACGCACCAGGTCCCGCAGCATCGCGTTCACCTGGGGGCTGGCCTGCTTGAGGTCCGGGAACAGGATCGAGTCGAGCGGCTTCAGCCCGAACGTGTTCTCGATGCGTTGAGCGATCCGGTTGAGAGCAGAGTCGGCGTTCTTGGTCAGCGCCTGGTCGAGCAGAGTCCTAGTCAGACCACTGAATCCACGCAGCAGAGAGTCAGGCTTCTGGCCAGCGAACAGGGCACCTGTGTACTCAGCAGCGATCTCGGAGGCAACGAAGTCCGCACGCTTCTGTGGGGTGTCGTACGCTGCGAGAGACTCAGCCTGTTGTGGCGCCAGCTTGTCTCGGTATTCGTTGAACCTGCGATTGACCTCAGCGTCATCGAACAGACCGTTGGTGACCTTCGTTGCGACACCGTCCGTGACGACATAGCTGCCGACCAGAGCGTCCTTGATGTCACTGGCACGACTGGAGAGCTGCTCTGAACGCTCAAGAGCATGGAACAGCTCGTGACCTAGCGTGTAGAGCGGGGAGTCGCCCTTGCCCTCACCGAAGAGGTCTGCGTTGACGTAGATGGCAGGCGTGTCGGCCTCTGGAATCTGGACACCGCGAGTGTTTGTGCCGAACTGCTTCCTGTAGTCCTCAGCAGAGAGCAGCGTCACGTTGACGTCCCCCAGCTGACCACGGACCAGTGCAGTGGCGTCCATGAACCCGGAAGCGACATCCAGGCCGTGTTGACTCTCGATCTGACGCAGCAGACCAGCAGTGTTCTCGTCCTGGCTTGCGACGTACCGATCGAAGTCTCCCTGTCGAGCTTCCCGGGCTGCCTTGCCTGTGAGCTTCTGATATCCACGAGCCGCGGCTGTACCTGCAGCACCCATCGTGGCACCGGATCCAGCACCGAACCCGGCGCCTTCCTCTCCGCCTCCCAGGTAACCTAGACCGGCACCGATCGCACCGCCCTCAATGGATCCAGCAGTGGCCCGAAGAGCCATGTCGAGTGCAGCATCCCCACCGTACTGTCCGATGACACCGAGAGTGCGTTGCCGTAGGTTGGCGCCAGGGATGCGTCCAATGGCCTCGAGCGGTCCAATCCGAGACGGTTGACTGATCAGGTTCAACCCAGCAGTTGCCAGAGCTTCTCCAGCTTCCCGGGCAGTAGTTGCAATGAGGGGTACGGCACCGACAACACCAACCGCTGGCGCCACACCGAGTGCAGAAGCCACACCAGTGGTCCGTGCAGCCGTTGCCAGCCCCTCTGGAGTCACGTTGATTGCCTCAGCCAGGATGCGCTCACCTGCCTTGGTCGCGGTCTCAACCGGCCTTGCTAGCGCACTGACGCCACGTCCGACGCCTCGAGCAGCTAGACCGACACCCTTGGTTGCCAGCTTGCCAGCACCGAATACCTCGCCCAGCCCGGGGAGGGCCAGTGTCGGATCGAGGATCATCGCGGCAGCCTGAACGTACTCAGGGTTGACCATCTCCTTGGGCAGGAAGGTCGACTCACCGCTCTCGTACTTGGCCAGGTCCTGGTTGAACTTCCGTGCCTCGATGAACTGCTGACGCTGAGACTCGATCGTTCCGGTGCCGTTGATCAGGTCCTTGAGCTTGAACAGTGCGCTGTTGGGATCCTGCGACTGGGCGATCATCCCGTAGAGCTGCTGTGTGCCCTGACCCATTGCCTCGAGATAGTTGGCTGGGTTAAGCGCAGCGCCTTCTGTGACACCAGCGGCAATGCCACGACCTGCGACACCGAGCATGTAGTCGACCCCTTGAGCGAACGAGTCGATGAAGCTGGTCTGCTTTTCTTTGGCGTATTGCTTGTAGAGCTGGAACTCCTCAGTGGTCGGCTGGTAGTCGGGCTCCGCGGCAAGTCGTTCGGCGATCTCAGCACCGTTGGGAGGGAACTGCTTCTCGATCTGAAGCCTAGCCTCCTCGAGCGGCACGTCATCAGCCACCTCGACTATTCCACGACCGCCGGGGATCTCGACTGTGTAGGGCATTTACTGGACGGGTTGGATTTCCTTGCCGCGAACGAGACGGTACACTGCAGAACCTTGGGGAGCCTTGACTTCCTCAGCCCCACCGATTGCTTGGTTCAAGTAGTAGTCTGCATTCTCCCCGATTTTGGCCCTGGTTGAATTGTAGGCGTTCTGCCGCATCTGAGCCTTGCGTTTGATCTCCTTGGCGCTGTCACCTGGGAGAGGGAAGTACTGCTGAATCGCTGCTGGATACTCTTCTGGAGTGACAGCCGCTCCGGAACGATCGCGCAGGAAGTTCTCAATCCAAGCATCTCGGGCTGACGTGTAGATTCTACGATTCTCTGTCCAGAGCCGACTTGGAGTTGCCCCGAACTCAGTCAGTTCTCCGGGAACGTAGCCAGACTCGATGACCTTGTTGATAGTGTCGTTGTTGAGCCTCATTCCAGCAGCAAACTGGACAGACTTGCCTTGAGCATCGTTCAGTGGCTTGCCTTCGACAGGCTTGGCAGGCGGCAGGATCTCGATCTTGTTGTCGGCACGGATGACCAGCGCACCACCTGGAAGCTGCTGAGACTCAACCTTGAGCGGCTTCTGAATTCCACGCATCTCAAGGACCTTGTCAATGGAACCGAAAGCCTCCGCATTCATTCCACGCTCTGTGGCGAACTGGGCCAGGCCCTGACGAAGCTCGTCGTATGGAACAGCCTCTTGCCTGGACACCATACGCAGGCGGTTCTCGGTCATGGGCTTTGCCGGTTCTGGAGCCTGTTCCGGTTGAGGAGTCGGAGCCTGCGCTGGAGCCTTCAACGTCTGGCCAGCAGCACGACCCAGGATGTCAGCCTGTCGACGGAGCTCGTTGATGTTCTGAGTCTCCTGGGCGCTGGTGCGACGGAATCTCTCGAGTGCCACCTCGCGTTCCATTGGAGACATGGTAGGAAGCGGTATCGGACGCACTGCAGCGCCACCCAAACCACCGAATCCAAAGTACTGACCAGTCTCTGGAGGCATGACGTTCGCAGCCTCGCGTGCAGCGGCTTCGCGTCGGAGCTGTTCACCTGCGACTCCGGCCTGCTGAAGGTACCGATTCACGACGGCAGTCTCGGCAACAGTGGGCAAAGCTGTCGGCTGTGCAGGTGCAGCGGTGGTCGGTTCCTCGGGCCACGGGTTGGCTTGAATGACATCGACGACTGGTTCCGACACAGTACGCATGGTCGGGAGTCCCATTGCACGCCGGGTCAGCTCATCGATGTTCCGGGTTGTTGCAGCCTCACGCCGGGCCTTGTCGAGTGCGAGCTGGTTGACCTCACGCTTCATCTCGGCCTCTCCACGCTGCTGATACTGCTGGAGCACCATCGCCATGTCGCCGATCGCAGCCTTTTTCTTAGCCACGCTCATGTCGCCGAACTTCTCGCCCAGACCAACCATCCGATTCAGCATGGAACGGTCCGCCTCGGCCTTCTTGCTGAACCGTTGCAGGTCCGCCTCCGTGACGCCTTGAGGAAGCTGTCCAGTCTCGTAGTAGTTCTGCAGCGCCTGATAGCTAGGGTCGGACGCCAGAGCCTGCTGGGCCATGCCGCTCAACGTCTCGAAGGTCTGCGTAGCCGCCTCGTTCTCGGCCTTGCTTGTCTGATACCTCTGGATGGCCTGACCGATACCAGCACCAAGCTGTGCGATGCCTGCCGCCAGGTTGCGTCCCGGAGCGGTGGCTGCCTCCATGTACCCAGGCGGGAGTGCAGGCTGTCGAGTCCCGGTGTAAGGTGTCGAGTATCCGTACGTGGCCATATCTAGTCCTTGTGTTGATCGTGGTAGGCAGCCTCACGAAGTCGAAGCGAAATTGAGCGCACGTGCGACCAGCCACCGACAATCCAAGCCACCGCCAGGATCATGTCGTTTCCACACTGTCTGATGACGTCCGCCACACGCTGTTTCCAGGGCTCATCTGAAGTCTCCCAGGCCACGCTGTCTGCGTACGTGTTCGTGATCATCGCGATGACAGGCTGCAGTCTCCACGCGTGTTCCAAGTAGAATGGAGTCGAGTAGAGCGTGTTCGCTGCCATCAGTACTTTGAGCAGGTTTTCAGGGCTGTAGGCCACATCTCCATCGATCAGGTCGTCGATTTGGTGACAGTAGCCGTGGAACGCCACAATGAAGGCGAACGCGTTCTGATTACCTAGGCAGGCATCCTGGTAGATGGACAGGATCTCTTTCATGCCAGCAGAAAGTCCTCCGCTGCGCTCGATGGTCGACCAGTCCACTTCTCCAGGTTCGTGAAGATCGAGAACGAATGGACCTTGGCCCCATGCACAGCCCCTGCAGGAACGTGACGAGTCCAACCGATGTTGTTGATGGAGAGTGTTCGCCGCTTGTCGCCCATCATCCACTCGACGTTCCCGACCCAGTGCGTGATGCGTGAATCGCAGTGCTCGTGGACGTGAAGAGGAATGACCTCGCCTTTCGGACAGCACCAGATCTCAAGCTGCCAGCGGAAGAGCCGGAACAGCCGGAACCCGACACATCGCTGGAATCTCGAGATCACAGTGCTTTGCCAAGGTACTTCGCTCCCGACTCGATGCCGAAGATCATGTCCTCTTTCATGGAGTCACGCTGGTTCAGCAGGCCGCCGTATTTGGACATCATGGAGCTCTCGAGTTCGGGATCGAAACCCGCCTTGCGGATCTCGTCATCGGTGAATCCCTGCTCGCGCATGAAGGCAACTTCTCCAACTCGACGATCCAGCCCCTGAGCATAGCGTCCGAGCATAGAAGTGCCCTGCGGACCAGTCATTGACGGCGCCTGGTACTGCTGAGGCATTCCGTACCTACCGAACCCGCCTTGGAATTGTTGAGAATACCCGTAGTTCATAGAGATCCTGCAGCACCGATTCCTGCGCCGATTAGAGCTGTCGTGTTAGCCGCACTGGCTGTCCTAGCTGCAAGCTGTTGTTGGGCGTTCCCACCGTAGATGTCGGCAGCGTACTGGCTTTCCGGATTGAAAAGCATCCCGGGTCCCATCTGCTGGCCCTGACCAAATGCTGTCGGGAGCATTCCAAAGGCTTGCGAAGGACGTCCAAGCACCTGCTGGAACACGTCACCGTAGACGCCACGTTCGGCTGCCAGAGCTCCCATAGCCTGCTGCTGACGTTGCTGCTGGAGCCCGGCGCCCATCATCTGCGACCGCACCGCTTCCTCGACGACGCCCCTTGGACTCTCCGCAAGACCCCTGGCGGCCATAGCCGATCGAGTCTGCTGCTGCGCCATGCGTTGTTGTTCCGGTGTCAGACGTGATCCAGCGGCCAGAGCTGACTGGGCCTGCTGAGTCATCGTGTCGGCCAGCCTGGCTGCCTCCGGAGAGGAAGCTCGAATAGCCTCACGAGCACGAGGACCCAGCGTCTCAATGTCACCGATGTCCGCCGCACGCGAGATGCCTCGGGCCTGCGCCTCGGTTTTCGCCAGTTCCGGAGCCATCTGCCCATAGATCGCCGTGATCTCGGGAGCCAACTGCCGTGCAATCTGAGCGTTCAGGGCAGCATACCTTGGAGCATACTCGGCCTCTGCAGCGTAGCGTGCCGGTGCCAGGTCGATCTGCGCCTGTAGCGTGTCTCGCGTTTCCTGCCCGTAGTTGCGAGGAGGAGGTGCTTCGATGCTAGTGCCCATAGATTTCGTTTCCCTTGTGGTAGATATTCAGAACTGGTTTGAACGTGCGAATCTTGCCATGTCGGATGCCGAATGAGGGGAGCTGTACGGATTCCGGTCGACGATAAAAAAATTCGGAGATGCCAATCATAAACGCTTCCGGGGTATCTGCTGCGATCTGGTCCCAGAACCAAAACCTTCCATGCTTTGTCGTCTCTTGCCATCGGAACGACTCCACCTGCATCTCCTCGGTGGGCCAGCCAATCAAGACAGCGTGAATCTGACCTTCGGACTGCACAGCGATGAGCTGCTCGCGTTCCACGTGGAACATGACGTAGTCCTCGAGCGCCTCGTCAGTCCAACGAGCGAAGTTCTTCGGCAACTTCTGCCTGAGATACTGTGTGATGGATTTTGTCATCAGTTCCAGACACTCAGTGTCAAACCAAGCACACTCAGGTTCACTGCTAACGGCTCTGATGGGTTATACTTGACCAGCCTATAGTAGACATTGGCTGGTGATCCCGTGATGGACACCGCACCAGATGTGGATCTGTAGCCAGCAGTTCCCCTCAAGTCCCATGAGTAGATGTTCTCCCAAGAGGAAAGGTTCGTTGAGTATTGCAGCGTCAAACCGACTGGCGTTTCAGAAGTGATGTCGATCGTCGACGTCATCGTGATCTAATAGTTTGTCGGAACGAACGATGTTTGAAACTGCGTGAAAATGTTGTCGTCGTTGTCCTCAGTGAACGGCCAATACGTGACTGTAGTGTTCGAGCTTGCCGGTATCGATAGGGAACTCGGTGCATCGCCTCGCGAGAACTGGAAGTCAGCCCGATACTTGGCAGCCACCGTGTTGACCAACGCACCGCCCTGAAAGGCCAAACCAGTCCCCAGTGGTATCTCGGACATGGTGGCTGAGGATCCGGTGGGATTTCCCAGAAGCCTCGACGCAGCCACCGGGACGATTTTTGCGTAGGCGACCTGCCCGTTGCTGATCTCGATGCCTCCGGAGCCTGTGAAACCTAGACCGCCGCTGACCGTCAGCTCCTCAACATCTCCAACTCCGGCAGTGTCTCGACCCAGCAGTCGATCGGTTCCAATGTTCTGGAACTTCGGAAATGTGACCGCGTCATCCGCGAGAGCCGATGTCGTGACTGATCCCGCTGCAAGAGAGAGTGACCCACCATCCACAGTCCCATTGATGTCAATCGCAGGATTGCCCAGTAGGTTCAGAACACTCGGGTCCAGCACGGTGCTCGAAGTCACCGTCGTTCCGGGAGTCACTGTGACGTAGAGAGGCATCAGCCGAACTTCAACAGTTTAACAATCAGACGCCACTTTGAGGCAGTCATCTGCGCGATTGCATATCCTGTGGTTTTTTGTGGAACTATTAAAAGCATCCCAACCCCGCTATTCCCTCTTAGTATATTTACCGAACTCGAGTTCAAGTAGACACTAAATGCAGGAACTTCAGTGTCAGAAACGTCACCAGTAATCATTCCAATCTCCAGTGTATCGTTGAGCGCGTAGGTTGCATCACCACCTGCGTCCACGCATTTGAGGTAGGCTGCGACGATATCAGGTGCGCCACCCAATGTCGTTGAGGCGAACGTGATCGACTCTGTGGACCCAGCGTTTGGAACCGTCAGTTCAGCCGACGTCCAAGTCTTCACCGACGCACTGACACTCAGGGTTCCAGCGTCACTCAAAGTTAGCCCAGTGCCCACCGTGATCTGCTGCACGTCGCCGTCTGTGGTTGCGTTACGTCCCAACAGCTTCTTGGTAGTGACCTCGAACAGCTTGGCTTCACTGACGCCCCGGTTCTTGAGCGCGAATGTGCCGGAACCGAACTCGAAGTTGGTTGTGTTCGGAGTGATTTCCTCGATCGCAGTGCCAGTGCCGTCATTTCCAAGGAGACGGTTTGCCGTGACAGTCTGCATTTTTGCAAACGTCACCGCATTGGCTGCCAGCTCATTGGTTCCAACTGACCCCGCCGACAGCGACAACGATCCACCATCGACGGTTCCCGTGACGTCGACAGATGGCGTTCCCAACAGGTTCAGGGTTGTCGCATCGAGCGTCGTCGAATTGGTGACAGTGGTTCCTGGTGTGACTGAAACAAAGAGTGGCATGGCTAGACGTCGTTTCTACCGTAAAGTCTGAAGGGAATTCCGACCACCTTGACGTTGGCCACGATCAGTGATCCGCGGTCGGTGGTCAGCACAGGTTGAGCCGCAGACGCGTGTCCTTTGAGCCGCGCCTTGTGCGTATAGCTCTGATGCAGACCGGCAGTCCATCCATTGGAGCCGCACTGTAGCACCGGAAGAGTTGAATAATCTTCCCGATACGGAGACCTGAAGTTGTCCCCACTGTTGTTCACGGCATAGGCAGACTGTCCGTACCGATAGTAGGCAGTTCTGTCCTTGGTTGTGTCGGTTGCCAGGATGATCTCCTCATCGACACCGTCGAATGCGACACTGATGTCGTAGCGCGTGTTCCAGTTCCTGAGCTCAAGATGCAGGTCGGTCCACTGTTTGTGTTCGACTGCGTCTGCGGTGTAACCCCTGAACTCCACTCGGGTGTCGATCTGATAGGCTGTCCCAGTCGCGTTGCGATCGAACAAAGCGTCCTTGTCGAAGGTGTGGATGAACCCGCTCTCGTCAGCGAATACCAGCCGCTCGGTTCCCGAAACAACGAGTCGCTCAAAGAACTTCGGATTCAGGAGCTCGCCTTCCCAATACCCCTCCCAAGCCTGGTTCAGGAAGTTGTAGACCAGAACCCTGTCATTGGTGCCGTCTCCACCCTCCGTCGGATGGGCCAACAAGTACCTATTGTCGAAGTACGCGGCACAGCTCTTGGACCAGTTCACCTCATCGATGTCGTCCACCAGGTTTTGAATGCTGTCGGACAGTGGAACGATGACGCTTTGGGCTATGCCATACTCTGTCTGCTTGAGGCTGATGACTCCGCGCTGCGACAGGAAGATCAGGTCCGAGCCTGTGTTGACCACCGAGTTGGGCGCCACACATCCGAATTCACGCGTGACCTCGGTGAGCCGGACTGTCGAGAGATCACCGTAGAGGTTCTCGATGGCCAGGATGGACCGCTGCTTGAAGACGACCAAGGTGGTGTTGTTGAACGCTGCAACGGTGATGACCCTGTCGTTGGCTCCGGTGTTGAGTTTGAAATCGTTGATGACCTTCGAGTAGTGGAGCGGATCCAGCACGTCGGAAACGGCGAGGAAATCGTTTCCGTAGACCATCAGAAGTCTGTTCTGAAAGTACAACCCGTCACGACCCGCTGGTATGTTGGCGCCGGATGCAGACGATTTGGCAATGGTACCTGTGCCGCTCCCGGTGATGTCGACGAGAGTGGTCGGCATCTCAATCGTCACTGTCGGCGCCGATGTATAGCTGCCTGGGTTGGCGACATTGACTGCTGTGACCTTGCCTTCGCTGATGGTCGCTGTGGCTGTTGCGACACCGCTTGAGAATGTGACATCAGGTGCGCTGAGGTATCCCTTTCCCTGATTCCTGATTGAGAACGTCGCGATGCCTGTCGGTGGAGTTCCTGACGCCAGGTTGGCTACTACAGTGGCTCGTTCAGCATCGTTGAGAGAATCGGTCTCCTCGGTGTCGCCCTGGAACAGACGCAAAGTGTTCTCGTCAACTGGGAATACATAGTAGATGCCGTCCAGAGCGACAGAAGAAGGTCCAGTCGCGGTGCAGTTGCTGATCGTGACCTGATCACCAGGAACGAAATTGTGATTCGGAACCGTGATCGTGTCGTCTGTGGCATCCGCGGCGACGATTGACTTGGCGAAAGGAACCCGGTCGAAGCCCTTGTCGAGCGCCTGCACCTGGCTCCCGGAGGAGTAGGATGCCTGCATGATCAGCGGCAGCCCGTCGTTCTGGTACGACTCGAGACCCTGGGTGATATCGTAGCTGGTCGTGTTGTTCTGCAGCTCGATGTAGAACCTGTTGGCAGACGTGAGTCCAGTCCTCAGATCGAGCTTGTTCTGAGCAGTCTGTGCGTTGCCCTTGGTCAGGTGCAGGGTCACCGCGGATCCGACCACATTGACGTAGATGCCGAATCCTTGGCCACTGCTCGTTGCTCCCACCCACAGTGGAGTCTCAGTTCCTGTCTGGCCAATCATCACACGGTCACCAGTCTGCAGATCAGGCGTGACGTTGAGGGTGATGGTATCGGTGGATCCGTTGACGTCGGTTCCGTTGAAGTAGTACCTCGCAGGCCCCGGACGCAGCATGACCACCGAGTCGCCGCACTGAATCAACCGGACGTCGGCGTAGAAGTCGTGTCCATTCATCGGGATCTCCAGGTGGCTCTGATTGGGTCGGATGAGGAACACACGTCCCTGTCCGCCATCGGATCTCGAGACGTTTGAAGCCGCGATGAGACCCTGCTTTCCAGTGGTCTGATCACGGTACTTCAACATCGCGACAATGTCCGTGATGCCGGTGGTCGATGAATAGTACTTGAAGGTCTGAGGATTCGGATTGGTGAACGAGTAGGCGCTCGTGCTGAATATCGCGTTGCTGTTGTCGAGCGACTTGGACAAGAGCCTCGTGCCGTTTTTGAACACGAGCTCGTTCGACACTTCGTTGCAGGTGACGATGGTATTTTCGGCGACCTGGCTCAGGCCCGATGCCGTGTTCACCGTCGAGCTGTTGAGTGTGACGTTTGCGGTGAAAGAACCAGTGTTCCAGAGACCTCCCCACTTCGGGCGAATCACGCCCCAGCGGTTCTTGATGTTCTTGTCCTCGAACCTCCGATTCACCGCCAACGAGACATAGCCTGGAGGCAGAAGATCAGCGTTGATGCGTGAGTTCATTCCGATGAACCCATCGTCCTGACCAACCAGTTGTGGGATGTCTGGCATCAGCGTGTCGGTACAACGATCTGCCTCACCTGCATTTCCTGTCTGGCGACCTTGTCCACTTCGTCGGATAGAGCGGCCTCGCCAAGTTGCAAGAACTCATTGCCTAAGTCGACCTTGCCATCGACTCGGAGCATCTGACCCGCGGCTCGGTATGCACAGATCTCGGCAAACCTGTATGGGACAGTCGCCGGGTCTGCAGTGTAGATCGGCGGAAGAAGTCGAACCTCGAGCCATGCGTACGGGATCTGGTCAGCAACGATCATTCCATCGCTGTCGAACCCGTAGTTGACGTTCCTGGTCTGAGGGATCTTGACCCTCGGATCTCCACGGTACACGGCGAAGATCTCACCGAGCTCGTTGGTCCGGGTTGTTCCGTCCGGGTTAGTCGTCTTCGACACGTATCGGAAGAACGGATTGAGCAGCCCCCAGTACGTCGTGTTGGTCGGCACCGTGCCGATAGAAGGCGTTGCAACACACTGGTAGTACCGCTGGGTGACCGGGTACAGGACGATGTCTCCGATCGCGTACGTGTCATTGGCTGACCAGTCTCCGCCGTCGGTGTTGCCGTAGGCCGGAAGAGCTTCAGCCCAATATGCCGCGTTGAGTGTGCCTCCAGGCCCGTCAGTCGTCGGATCATTGCCGGTGCTTCCTGCGGCTCGGACACATTGGTAGTACTTTTCCTCGACCAGGAAGTACACGACATCGCCAACAGAATAGGCTGTTGCTGAGGAGTACGTCGGAGCGAAAAACTCCTGCTGCACGATGGTCTGATCGGGCCAATCGAACGCCTCCCAGGCTTGACGAAGACCGGAGTTGATGAACGTGCGGAAGAAGTTGGCTTCCTCGGTGGTCGGAGGATAGGTGCGACCAGTCAACTCGCAGGCCTTCCTCAGCACGTATTCGTAGGTCACGGTCTTGGCCATAGGTCACCAGGCTTTGCAGGACCAGTACTTCGCGGAGAGTTTGCTGCCCGGATTGTCGCAGCCGTGCCGTGCTCGAAAGCTGGCCCTGCGCTCGGGGATGTGCTTTTTGATGCTCATGTTTGGGTCACCAAATCGGACCAGCTTGACCTGGTTACCTTCCTTGGCGAGCACCGCGGATTTTTTAGGTCCACCAGGAGTTCGTTTCGGCTTGTTGTAGCCAGCAAACTTCTCGCCTTTGTAGTTGATCATTCTGAAGCAGGTTCGGGTTGAGCAGGCTTCTGGAATACCAGCTCAGTCGACTGCACAGGCTTCCCCGAGACGTCCTCGAGCTGTCCCATCAGGACCTCGCAATCGATGACGGTGGTGGTTCCATCTTCATTCAGCACGTTGACGGTCATGTCATTCCTTCGGTAATGCGTACCACCCCTCTGGGAGCGTCACGCGGTTTTGTGATTTGATTTGGTTTCCGTTCGAGTCCAGCACCCAGACGCGAGCTTTGACACTCTCAGCGAGCCGCACAGGCTCACCGCTGGGCACTAGGATCACCCTTGTCGCGCAGCCGCTGCTCATGCTGGCGAATGCGATCGCGAAGGCGCTGACGCAGACCTGGATTGGTTTTGGCATCTTCACCGCTCGTGTCCTTACGGAGGAGTGACTCGATGAACTTCAGGACGGCCAGGACGATCTCTCCGATCATTCGGCTTTCTTGCGTTTGGACATGAAGCCCCAGGCTGCAGCCGAAAGCGTCACAATCGCACCGATGATCTCGGGCAACTGGTCAGCAGACACGAGGCCTTTGGCGACCATGTAGCCACCTGCAGCGGAGAGGATGTGGCGGACCAGTGATTTGATGGATTCATTCATGTTTTGAGTCTTTCTCCTTCTCTTTTCCGTTTAGTGCTTTCTTGAGCTCCACCACTGCGATGGCAGCTCGGATGACGAGCGTGAACAGGATCACGACGCCGATGGCCATTTTGGTGAACTCGTTGATGGGAGTGTATTGCACCCCGATCCCAGCGGCGCCCAGGAGTGCTGAGATGCCGGAGGACTTGGCTTGGGTTACGAGTGGATCCATGTGCGTCAGTACTTGCGGTTGTACGCAATGAAGGTCCCGGCACTTGCGGCAATCGAGCTGAAAACGCCTGGGATCTCGGTACCAGCAGCGATGGACACTCCGGTCGGGAAGTTGGTGATGTTCGATGTCACCGCGCTGAACGTGCAGGCGCTGATGCACTGTACCCGCTGGAAGTTGCCGGTGACGGCACTGGTGTCGGTGTTGGCGATGCCGCCGTACTCACCGGCGAGCTGACGATTGGCTCCTACATTCATGGTGTGTTAGCTGTTAGATGCCCAGGGAAGAGGCGGAACGATGACCGGAGGATTGATGGCGTTGTTGATCTGGCTCTGCACAGACGCCTCAGTGGCGGTCTTGTCGATGCCAGCAGCCCACACCCAGCCCAATACCTCGGCCTGCGTCAGATTCGGGTACGGCACAAACTGGGACGGATCCGGAGCCTCGAAGGAGGCCGTGCCGTAGCAGGTGCCACTGTAGGTGTTACTGCCGCTCGTCTGCTCGCCATTGCATCTCCACGCAGCGGTGACGACAACGTCGGTGAGACTGCCTTCGCTGGGTTTAACCCAGAGTTGTTCGATGATCCATGTAATCATTGGACTTCCTTCTGTTCTTTGTTGAGTGATTCCTCTTTAGCAGCAGCCGCCGCGATGAGGTCCGAGAAGAAGACGACAGCCTTTGCCGCCTGAATGCCACCTGCCTTGACTGAGATGTCGAGGAGGTTGAGCAACACTTGAGCTTGTTCCTTGTTCAGTTCGATGGTCATAGGAGCGAGATGGTAGCTACAGAGTGAGCGGGGGCAAGGTTAGTTCCAGAAGTCAGCCACGAAGGATCTGATCTCAATCTCAGCACCAGATGCTGGACTGGCCAAGGTGTTGACACAAAGAACCCTCATGTAGAATAGGGTCTCTGAGCTTGTTATTGATAGTGTTCCGCTGGCTCCAGCAAGATTTCCAGTTGTTTTACCTTTGAAGTCTACAGTAGCCACATCATACCAGTTCGAATCGTTGTCGGAGTATTGGATTTTAACACCAAACTGGCCAGATGAAGGCGTTGATCCAGCCCAATATGAAGGAGCAGAAATGCATTTAGCTGAGAACCGATAGTTTGATGGTTTGAACGGAACCAAAAACTTTACGCATTTAAGGATGCTGTCCGGCTCATCAACGGCTCCAAGTTGTGGCCATCCCCAATCATCAGCCGCCGAATCAAGGTAGATTGCTGGATAAGCGGCCAAAAACAGGCCCTCATACAGCGTGATCTGGAAACTTTTACCAGAAGATCCAGACCCACCACCCCCATCCGTCACCACCTGTGATGCCGTGCGTGACTTGACGGTGTTGCCATCCAGCACCAGCACCTTAGTGCTAGACGAGCTGGTTCCGAAGGTTGCTACGTTGAGGAAGTCCATTATCCGATGACGGTGACGGTGTAGTTGCTGAGCGTCGTGTTGCTGTCCGCAAACGTGACGGTCACACTGTCCTCTCCGTAGGTCACATCAGTCAACACCTGTGCATGACTGCTATTCCTGACCTGCACCAGCACATCGCGCGTACCCCAGTTGTGGGTCACAGTGATTGTGGCTCCAGTGCCAACGCCCGCAGCGCTGATCTTGCGAGTGAGAGTGTTCCACGCTCCGGAGTAGAGCTGCAGGCTGTCGGTTGCGCTGTTGTAGTACAGGTCACCCACCGCACCTGTGGGAGCGGAGGCTAGGCCGGAGAAGTTGAGCTGGCCGGTGGACTTGATGCGGAGGCGTTCGGTGCTGCCGAAGCTGAAAATGAAAGGATTCGCAAACGTCGCACTTTGCGGAACGTACACCTTCCATTCGCCACCATATGCTCCGACGAGCAGTCCAGATCCAGCCGAAGAGTTGTTTTGCTGGTTGTCCAGAACGAGATAAGTGATCGCAGCTTGGTCCTTCTTGATCGCGGCTAGGGCTGTCGAGTAGTAGGTGAAGTCGTTTGTCCCGATCCCTACCCTGCGACTACTATCAATATACACCGCATCACTCCCGCCCACCGAAAGTGCGAGGGTGTCTGCCGCAGGGAAGTAGAGGCCGGTGTTGACGTCTCCCGTACGCGAAAAGATCGGAGAGGATGCGCTTCCTTGGCCGATGGCTTGAATTTCTCCAGAAGACGGTATTCTCAACCGTTCTGTGGAACTTCCAGATACCGTGGTAAAGAAGCGGATGTCGCTACTTACGGAGTAGATCTGGCAGCCATTGGTAGAGGCGTCGTAGAACGAGATGCCCTTCGCATTTGCAGCGCCACCGATGATCGTGGCGAGAGTATCTCCAGAGCTGGAAACAACGAACTTGGATGTGGCTGTAGTGGTTCCGACGAGCAGATTCCCCGAGGCGTCGAGGGTCATCTT